TTAGAAGTAGGATACGTTTTCAAACTGGTGATCTAGTTGATCTGGTTGATATTCATTATGAAGTATTAAATTGTTGCGATCGTACTGTTCTTCGCTTACATAATCATCAGGATTCAATAAAATTCCTTTGTAATAAATAGGCTGTAATTCTGGGTCAGGTAATCCGCGATAAGAATAAGATAAATTCCTAAATTCTGGAGAGACTGGAAATAATGGTAAATGACCAAGATGAGATATAGCTTTAGCATTTGGCTTATGAATGGGACAGCAATACATAGAATGAATATTTTGATAACCCTTTGCTGTATCTAATCGCGTAAAGGAGTCGAAGCAATCGAAAAGTAATTTATCTGCTTGGTTGAGAAATCCACCTTCATATCTAAAAGAATATGCGAAGCGAGTTTTGATATGGCTTACCTTTGCTGTTTTCGACGAATTCCATTGAAAATATGAATTTGCATCCATCCAGTAATATCTCTTGTAAAAGAGCTTAGGGCGGCGAAACTTTTTATCGTATACGGTTAAGGAATTAGCATGAGTCCAGTATTGTGTAAGCATTCTAAATTGCATATCGACTTGCTCTAAGAATTGAGCGCACCAAACAAGATCAGTACCAAATTTTCTACTTTGACAGAGATCGGCTAAGAGTGTTTTTGAAGTTTTTTGAAATTCTCTAGAATTCAAAAAAATCCCAGCCTCATCTAAACAAACAATTGCTTCAGGAAGAAAAAGGCATTCTAGATTAGATGGGTTGTGAATCTCTGTGATACCGCCATGCTTTAAGCATTTAAGAATCCATTTGTATTTTTTGTGTGTTGCATACTTTTCTAAGCCTTTTCTATTTAAAGGAAAGTTGGTAACGAGCTGCTTTTCTTTTGTATCTGCCATCTCAAGAGCGATCTTGAGCTGTAAGTGGCTTTTACCAGAGCCGATAGAACCTGCTACACCGTGAATCATATTTTTTCCTAGGCTAAGTAGCCTTAAACGGGATTAACTTGTAAATCTTGATTGAGATGTAAAGAACAAAGAGATCGCGGACAGTTCCAATAATGCTTTCTATAATTGCCTTACCAAATACGGGCAGAGTAGAGGAAAGCAAATTAACAATACTGGATAATTTTAATTCTGTTGGTGTGGATGGAAACGGGATTGAAACAATATCAATTAATCCACAAATGAGAGTATTGATAAAACTTGTGGGGTCAGTAGCCGCGATCACCAAAACGGCAAAAACTGCACCAATAGCTGTGAGTGTAACTGGATCCATTTTTTTATTTTATAGTGTGAAAATCATTTTTAATCCGATAGCTATGGTAGCTATCCATCGAAGAGCATTAAATAAAGGTACTAGAAAGCAAAACTCAAACTTGTAATAGAAAAATGTGAATGCTGGACAAGTAGAAATTTGAGAGACTGAAGGAGAGTAAAAGAAATCAAAAGGGAATTTATTAGAAAATACTCTGATCGCATAGAGGACAAAATTAATCCGACCAGCAGCCACATTTGCGGGATTTGTAGGATCGGATTCTTGAGCCTGTTGAGCGGCAGCAGCGGCAGCGGCAGCAGCAGCGGCAGCGGCATCTTTATCTACTTGAGAGGCATTTGGATCGGCGGCAGTGGCAGCGGAAGCGGCAGCGGCAGCGTCAGCGGCAGCTAATCTATCAGCTAAAGATAAATCTGGATTTGCGGCAGCGACAGCGGCAGCGGCAGCGGCAGCAGCCATGATAGCACCATCTGAAAGCCCGTTAATTGCTTCTGGCAAAGATACGGAGGGATTACCATCAGTATCAGGCTGACCATCTTCACGGACAACAGAAGTAATAGAAATAGAAGCCACTTGAACACTTGCACCACCAATACGACCTGTAACAACTTGAGAACGAGTACTACCATTATTAGAAATAATAGAAGCTGAAAAAACCCCACCAGATACAGGTGGATCTAATTCAGCACCAACAATTTTTCCTAACAAACGAGCCGTTCTCGTACCATTTATATAGGGAGAATTTTGAGGATTATAAGTGTAAGCATAACTTACAAGATACCAAACTCCAGAAGATTGACCACCTGTAAAAGAAGGAACGGCGGCAGACGTAGCACGTTGACGCAAACTGTCCATATCTTGATTAACAAGGTAACCAAGCGAGAGAGCTACACCACTAGTTGCGAGGACTGCACCTGTAGAAGTGTTTACCAAACTACCACCTGAAAAGGAAACAGGAACCCCAGAACCAGCAGTAGATAATGCGGACCTTACTAATCCTAAAGATGTTGCACAGGATGGATTTGATGCACAAGCGGCTATAGATTGCGATTGAGCTGGGTTTATATTCCAAATTGAAATAAGCACACCTGCAAGGAATGCTATAAAAATTCGCTTGAAGACGTGCTTATTCATAGTTTTGATTAACTGTTACAGGTTATCAACTAGCGAGTAGTTGTATTGTTCATAATGCGTTTTCCGATTAGGAAAACTGCAACACCAAGAGCCATACCGACTAAAACACCACCAACACCAATGATCGCAGTTTGAGCAGAGCTTAGCTGTGTAGCCACCGAATCAACTGTTAGAGGTGTAGTTGTTGCATGAGAAGGCGATACAGTTGCGATCGTGCCAGCAGTAGCCACACCACCAGCTAGCATATAAGAGCGAAATGCTTTTTGGTCTGAATTCAATTTAAATTTATCTTGAGATTGCATTTTAATTAATCCTCATTACGGGTTAGAAAGAATTTGGCGAAAGTGATCGCGAGGATAACGGCGGTAACAAATAAGGAAACTTGTATACCAAAAGTTGCTGCTTTTGGGAAATCAGCTACAATCCTTTGTGCGACTGACTCAGAGGAAATTTGAGCTGTAGTTGCTATCGGTAAAATATTTGGATAATCTTCCATAAAATCACCGCGCTTACTACTGCTGTAAAAAATCCAAGAAGAGGAGGCATAAAAAAGCCTGTGGTTTGTGCGATGAATTGCGACGAACTTGGCAGGGGATTAGCCAAGTCAACAGCCTCAAACGCGGGAAGATTGGGAACGTCGTCTGGTCTTGGATTCATATTAATTTTCCTAGTAAATAAATACCACCCCAGAAGAAACCAGCGAAACCAATCTTATAGAGGAGTGTAACTAACTCGATTGATGTGCATTCCATTAGAGAAATATCCTTTTAAAAAGCTTTATTCCCCAGAGTGCAAAAACTATAGGGAATAGAGAGTAGCTTGCATCAATCAAATTATCGAATGCTGTAAGCCAATCATTGCAAGACATTTAAGCCGCCTTTGCTAATTCTTTTTGTTTGGTTTCTTCTAATGGCTTTGCAGCATGGAGAACGAGCCTAACCTTTGCTCCATACTTACCATTTGGCTGATCGACCTCAACAGAAAACAAAAGTCTGTATTTTGCATTCAGAGTTAATCCTTTGATCAATTCGAGTTGAGAGGATTTACTTGAAAGCACCATACTAACGTTTGGATTAACCATTGAATCAATAGGAATAAGCGTTCCGTTATAAAGCTCAGGTAGCTTAAATTTAGCGGTAAGGTATTCAGGATTAGAGGAAGGGGACAAGCCTTCAAAAGTCCCAGTTTCTTCAAGTCTATAAGGCATAATTTTGGCTCCAAAATATTTATGAGTAGTTAAAACCTAGACTGATTTAATAATGCAATAAATCCTCATTTTCTGTTGCACGCGGCGCGTAGAAATTTTCTTTGAATTGGTGTAACAAAAGAGCAATACCATCGCATTCTATCCCAGCAAGTGAATCTACTTCTTTCTCAAGTTGATCGATTAACTTGCAAAGCTTGGATGCCAATCCCTTTTTAGGTTTACAAAATTCTGGGCGCTCAGTTACGGAATTTTCACAAAGTCCCGACCCAACATTATGAGGAAATTTATATGCGGCGCAGGTGCATCTAGTTTCTTTAATAACTCTGATGGTAGTACGGATGCATGATGGTTTTGGTTTAATCATTTTGATTACCTGTTACACTATTTCAAAAGGCAGTAGAAAGGAAATCTTTTATATTTTCTGATGTGATACTCAAGGCGAGGAGTGGATGAAAAAGCAAGGAGAATGAAAGCTGTTAGCTTTGGTTTTGCGGGCTTAATATTTTTCATGATTTACAGTTACAGTTAATCAAAAATCTCATGCAAAACCTTTAAAGTAGCAAGGCAGTCACCTAAAGAAGTGTGATCACCAAAGGGAAGTTTCTGCCATTTGTAGGATTTACGATAATCATTCCATTCACCGACAAACTCAGAATAAGCAAGCATCACACATTCACTTTTGAATTTAGGCTTGAGCAAACCAGAAGAGCTATAAGCATTTGAAATTACCTTCAAATCAAAAGCAGCGTTATAAATAAGAAGAGTCTTGCATCTTGTTACAAATTGAAACTCAGAGTAAATATCGTAAAATCTAAGACATTGAGAAACGTCTTGATTAGATATCCGATGAATAGCAGTTGCTTCAGGCTCAATCAAGATGGGAGGCTTAAGCCTTGAATTTAATAAAGTTTTACCAGTTAGGTCGATTATTGAAATTTCTACGGGGTGAGGATTTCTAAGCCCTGTAGTTTCAGTATCAAAAATGACGTAATCATCAGGATTTAAAAAAGGATTATTCATAATTAGCTACCTCTGCCGAGTTTCATACGATTTTTGCGGAGAGCTGCACTGAAGGCAGTATCGGAAAATTCATCACATCCATAACGATCGCGCCTTTCTTGAATATCTTGAAACGTGATATCGTCGTGCAAATCTTTGCCGATTACATCAATCAATCCATCGAAAAACTCTCTTTGGTTCCAATCAGTAGAACCGTTGCCAAAAGCCTTTTGGTATCCTCCAATGATTAAGGCGACGAAAGATTTTAGACATCCTTTTGCTTGAGCCAAGATTTGAGCTGCTAGAGATTCTGTGGGAGGAGCTGGTAGAGGCAATCGGCAAAAATTGTGATCAGTATCAAATGCACTAGCAACCACATCCCAAAATTCTGAGTTAGGCGATCGCGAATTAAGAGTATTTTCGCTTGTGGTATGTCTCAACCAATTCTCTGTGCAGTATGTCCAAAGCTGTTTAATATTGGCTTTGAAGTTTCCCCAGAGTTGTGAGTTATCTTCCGTTGCCCAAAATTCTTTAAGGAAGTCGCCACTTAAAGAAAACTCGGCGCGAACCACTGGATCTTCAGGTTGCCATCCTTTTTCTTTCCAGAATGCTTGGAGGTAGTCTTTACCTGAAATTTTAATTTCATTGCTTTTGAAATAAATTCGGGCGTAGAGCTTTGAGCCGAATCTGCCGATATAAGCTGTTTGCAGATTTTTACGAGCAATTATCCGCTCTAAGTGAGGCTGATTAATTGCCGAGTTTACCAAGTCTACGAGCGATGATAGCTGCTTTGCATCTAGCTCGATTGTGGATTTTGTTGATGTCTGCTCAGTATGAGATTTGTCTGAAGTGTCGTTATAACATCCCTTGTCACACGTTTGGGGTGAGGAGAGGATTTGAGCCAATTCCTCAAGCTGGATGATTGATTCTTGGGTAACATGACCATCTATTTTTCTAGCTCTAGTGCAGAATTGCTTGAGGTGTTGCCAGTCGAACTCGAAGCCAAGGACATCTACGGCGAGATCGGCGCGGCTAACTTTTGCCCATTCTGCTGTAGTTGTTTGATAAAAAAGACTGTAACAGTTTTCAATAAACAGATCGACCAATGAATAATCATCAGTTTGGCACTGAAGATATTTGCTGTGAAAATCGAGATAAATCTGACCTGTTTGGATTGACGATTTGCCAAGAAATTTGTCAGGATTAAATAATCTGATATCGCAAATTTCTGGGTTTACTAAGACAAACTCATAAGGAGTATGCCCACTATGAAGTAAGCGAAATTTACCGAGGTTAGGCAAATCAATATATAGATCTGTTGGATTTGCATAGTCAAAGTTTTTCTTGTATGTACGCCAGCTCTCAAGCTGTGATTGCAAAAAAATCGAAGGGCTGGAGCAACTGAATAAGCGCAAATACAGACTATCAATAGTCTGGTTAAGCAGTGTTATCATGTTTTTAAGATTTAATTTTCGATTAAAAAGTTTTTAGCGATCGCTTCCGTAGGAAAGTTGCGATCGCTATTTTTTTTGAATGCGCCAAAGTTAGCACAAAGCATGAAGCCCGTACTAGAAAAGGGTTTCAGCATAAAAAATGCTGATTTTAGGTTAATGTAAATGTTGCTCATGACTTAAGTCTGTAAGTTATGGGAAGTCGTGATTGCAAAGAAGGTGCTAACTCTTTGCGATCGCGCATTAATCAAAGGATAATGCAAATTCTGCTATTTTCAAATTAATAAGTTATATAAAAGTTATAAATTTATGCTGAAAGGTGCAACGATTGCGATTATTTGCTTAGCTCTTGGTGGTTTTTTGGGGCATAGAGCTACTATTTTTCATTTTGAAACCATCTCGAATTCTTTTTTTGAAGGTCAAAAATCTATCAAAAAATAGCTTTGATTTTGCGTAACTTTTAATCAAATCTTTGTTTGGGCGCTAATATCTGGCTATCCGCTACCAATCGAGGATACTCAAAAGGCAACAAAAAAAACGATTTTCAAAGTCTCCCTTACCGCCAATCGAGCCTTTGAAAATCGTTTTTTTGTAAGCCTTTCGAGTATCACGATTCCGCTGCTATCCAGAGCGCACTAAGCGAAAGGTTATGT